GTCGCGCCATAGTCAAAAGTTTATTTTATTTTTGAAGGTGTGTGCGATGGGACATCTGGAAAATTGCGACCTGGAGATCGAATGGAAGAGTCTGGACGAGATTCGACCTTACGAAAACAATCCGCGCAACATCCCGAGGCGTGCGATTCGAGCAGTGGCGGATTCGATTCAGCGTTTTGGTTGGCGTCAGCCGATCGTTGTGGATCGTGAAGGCGTGATCGTGGTTGGGCATGTTCGCTACGAGGCAGCTAAACACTTGGGCCTGGCTAGTGTCCCTGTGCATGTCTCAGACTTTACGCCTGAAGAAGCCAAGCTGTACCGCTTGATCGACAATCGCACAGCGAATTTGTCATCGTGGAATATGACGAAATTGGACATCGAATTGAAGGATGTACAGGAAGCGATCAAGCGTGGACTTAGGATCGACCTAAGTCTTTTTGGTTTCGACGACGATATTCGAAAGATCAGAGGATATTCATTGGATACGACGAAAATTTTTTATGAGCCGCGTGGGCCTAAGCCTGAAGTGAGCGAGTTGTATGATGCGACGGAGGCGGAGAAGTTGCTCGAGGAAGTCAGGAAAGTTGAGGACGCAGAGTTGAGGCGTTTTCTCGAGTACTCGGCGATTCGGTTTGTTCGCTGGCGTTTTGACAGGATCGCAGAGTACTATGCGCACAGCGATGACAACGTGAAGGCAATTTTTCGCCGTTTGGCGCTGGTGATCGTGGACTTTGACGAGGCGCTGGAGCGCGGTTGGGTGAAGTTGACCAACCGCGTTTTCGAGTTGTTACGGGAGGCCAACCGTGTCAAGCCTGTTCAGGATACCGAGGGCAAGCAGTGACAAGCGAGGCGTGTTTGTCATATCGTATCGCCGCGCTGGTAGGGTGGCGACTTGGAGGATGCTCAAGCGCTTTCACTACACTGGTGACAAGTTTGTGGTAGTGGCCACAGACGACCCAGAGTTAGAGGAGTATCGCAATCGTTTTCGTGATGACTTGATCGAGTACAACCGCGAGTTGGTCGATTGTGACTATTGCGACAACCTGCCGCGCGACAACACCTATCCGTCCCCCCTGGCTGTACGCAACATTTTGTGGGACGTGGCAGCCGAGCTAGGTTGGACACATTTTCTCGTTCTCGACGATGACTACAGCACTATATCTGGCTCGCTGGCGTGGCGTCTTGCCTCACACGAGAGGTCGCTTGTCAAAGACTTGTTGAAATTCCCGAACTACTTAGATCGTCTGTTCGCTATATTTTGGGACTTTCTGGACGATTGCCCGAATGTCATGTGTGTTTGCATGGCACAAACGGGCGAGTTTGCGAATAACGAGTTTCGCAAAGTCATGCAGACGTTTTTCCTGAGGACGGACAGACGCTTTGACTTCGTGGCGCGTGGCAATGATGATGTTTCAACCTACTATGTGCATGGGCTGAGGGGAAAGTTATTTCTTCAGAATTATGTTTGTATTGTCAAGCAAACAATGACGCAACGAAATCCCGGTGGCCTTACAGACTATTACAGGATATTCGGGACCTATGCGAAGTCGTTTTACACGTTCATGCAATGGCCAGGGAATTGCCGTGTGTCGTTTGTTGGCTTTGTCAATAGGCTACACCACTCGATATTCAACCATAGTTATCCTGAGATATTGAGGTCAGTGTATGCATGAAGATGAAACGATCGGCATATTTGATTGGAATCTTAGTGTGCGAGAATTGTATGATGACTTGCTGGACAATTATCCAGATATTCAGATGAGCGAGGGAGACTTTTGCGCTTTGCTGAAGCGCGCGCTGGGCAAGTATTACCAAGATGACAATGAAGTGCCAGCGATGCTTTTACTTATTGGCCTGATACGACTCTATCAGGGACAAACATGATTGTGTGCTGTTATGGCTGATGCTTCACGCTTTCCATTCGATACGCTTTTTCGCTTGGTCAATTCGACTACTGTATTCGGGAATGTCATCGAGCGGCGACTGTTTCGCCTCATGCGCGACATATCAGGCATGTCGTTTTTGGCCACGGCTGATGGGAAGTATGTCAACCTGTATCGCTTTATCCTCTGGGTACTGGCCGAAGTTGCACGTGGCAGAAACCTGTCAGCTATCGATGCCGAAATACAAGCCAAACGCTATGAGCGACACCGCGACAACATGGCGCTCCGCATCAAGTCGATGTCGCAAATATCACGCGACATCGCACCGACTATGCCTGAGCGCACAGATGTCGAAGGTTATGTCCGAGCACGCCAGGACTTCCGGTTTTTCTGTGAGCATTTTCTCTCGTCTGTCTTCTATCTAAGGTGGTCCCGTGATCACCTTCGTGCCATCGAAAAGATCGAGCGTGCAGTCCTGTCAGGCGGCCAGTTTGCATTCGCAATGCCGCGTGGCAGTGGCAAAACTGTGCTGAGTATCGCTGCATGCCTGTGGGCAATCCTCTATGGACACCACGAATTCGTCGTGCTCATCGGATCAGATGAAGAGCACGCCATATCGATGTTGGACACGATCAAGACTGAGCTGGAGACGAACGACAAACTGCATGCGGCATTCCCTGAAGCCACGCACCCGATTCGGTGTCTGTCGGGAATTACCAAGCGCTCACATGGTCAGTTGTTTCGTGGTGAACGCACACATATCGAGTGTACTGCTAACTCGCTGACACTGGCCACGATTCCTGGTGCAGCCTGCTCTGGCGCTGCCATTCGTGTGTCAGGAATCACTGGACGCATTCGTGGCATGACATTCCATCGGCCCGATGGTCGGACTGTTCGACCATCACTGGTCGTGATTGATGATCCGCAAACAGACGAGTCGGCACGCTCACCGACACAATGCGCCATGCGTGAAAACATCTTGAATGGCGCCATCCTGGGCCTGGCTGGCCCGGGTAAAAAGATCAGCGCGATCATGCCTTGCACGGTCATCTACCCCAACGACCTGGCTGACCGCATCCTCAATCGCGACTTGCATCCGGAATGGTCGGGTGAGCGCATGAAGATGCTCTACGCTATGCCGGAAAACCTGAATCTTTGGTACGAGTACAAGCGCATTCTCGATGAGTGTCTGGCCAGTGGTAGCAGTATTGAAAAAGCAACCGAATTTTATCAGGCACATCGTGAGGAGATGGACCGTGGCGCAGTCGTTGCATGGCCTGAGCGATTCAATCATGACGAGCTGTCAGCGATTCAGCATGCCATGAATCTGTGGCTTCGTGATGACCGCTCGTTCCAAGCTGAGTATCAGAACACACCAGTCCTCGACAACGCTGGCGTAGAGGAGTATCACCTAAACGTGTCACTACTGTCCAAGCGTCTGAGCATGCAGCCGCGTGCAGTCGTACCAGCTGGCTGCACTACACTCACTGCATTCATCGACTCGCACCAGAACGCAATCTACTACTTAGTCTGCGCCTGGACTGAGACTTTCGATGGCTATGTGATCGACTATGGGACGACACCAGAGCAGTCGGTTAGCTACTTCTCACTTCGCGAGATTCCAGTCACGCTGCAGTCGTATTACAACACGAATTCTGTTGAGACGATGGTATCGCGTGGCATCGCTGAGACAATCGAAAAGTTGATGTCGAGATCATATCCAGTGGCCGATAGCAATGCTACACTCAAGATCGATCGCTGCCTCGTGGACGCAAGCTGGGGCGCTATGACCGATGTCGTGTACAAGACTTGCAAGGATAGCGTCTATGCCGCGTCGGTTTTCCCATCGCATGGCAAGTATGTGGGCGCATCGTCTAGGCCGATGAACGAATGGTCGAAAGGTGGTGCTGTGCGTGTGGGACTGCATTGGCGAATCCACCTTCGTGAACGTGGCATTCGGCATGTTGTCTTTGACACGAATTTTTGGAAGTCGTTTGTGTATTCACGATTGGTGACAGAGCGTGGCCAGTCTGGTACGCTTTTCGTGTTTGGGACTAATGCTGCGGCACATCGGCTGTTCTTCGATCACCTGCTTGCTGAATACTTTGTTCCAGTTGAGTCGCGAGGCAGAATCGTCAACGAGTGGAAACTACGCGCTAGCAATGACGACAATCACTGGTGGGACTGTCTGGTGGGCGCTGCAGTGGCCGCATCGATTCAGGGCGTCTCGCTGCCAGAATATGCCGAAAAGAGAAAGCGCGAGAAAGTGAATTTTGCCCAGTGGCAGCGTGAAGCCAGGGCCAAGTATCTGAGGGCATATGCACAGTGATGATGCACGCAAAGCACGACGGCAGTATGGCATCGAGTGCCCGAAGTGCGGCTGTGTCGATAGCCGAGTGTACTATGTTCGCCGGCGATGGCGTTGCATCATCCGTGTGCGTATATGCCGTGCTTGCTCAAGACGCTGGGTCACTGTTGAATGGCGGTCTGGGTCGATGTGTTTCCATTGGTGGAATCACTTCGACCCTGTGACACTCATGACCAAAACGCCATGCGTTACAATGCGTCTTAGTGCATGAGGAGACACGACTATGCCTGACGACAACAATAGCCTAGAGCAGACGATTCGTCAAGCTGCGAGTGAAGCCAGCGAAGTTTCGACTTCAATTGGCACAGTAAAGCAGCGGACGCTACAGGAGTTGATCGAGGCGGACCGGTATTTACGTTCGCTGGAGGCAGTCCAGAAGCCTGCCAGGGCGCTTCGATTTATTCGCTTGATCCCGAACGGTACAGTATGATCGGCTGGATTAGGAAACTACTGGGAACGAAAAAGCGCACATCGGCCAGGTTTGTGCGTGTGCCGCTCAATGTGCGGGCTAAGTATGATGCTGCCATGACGACGGAAGAGAACCGTCGCCATTGGGCCAATGTCGATTACTTGTCCGCCAACGCACTCAATTCCCCTGATGTTCGCAGTACTCTGCGCGCGCGCTCCCGCTACGAAGTGGCCAACAACTGCTATGCCTTTGGCATCGTGATGACGAAAGCCAACCACATTGTTGGTACTGGACCGCGACTGCAAGTGAGATTCGAGTCGAAACTACTTTCCGATCAGATCGAGGCATCATTTCGCCGCTGGTATGACCGCGTGGGCCTGGCCGAGAAAATTTGGACGGCAACGGTTGCCAAAATTCAAGATGGCGAGTCGTTCCTGATCGCGGTCACCAACCCATTCATCGCAACCGATGGCGTGCAGCTAGACTACCGCCTGGTCGAGTGTGATCAGGTGACCACACCGTTCTGGTCGCCTACACCGGAGCAGCCTGTCGATGGCATTGTCTTTGACGCCTATGGCAATGTGCAGGCCTATCACGTGCTCAAGGAACACCCTGGCGATGCCACGTTGATGTCGAGTCGCTTTGACTACGACACAGTACCGGCTGAGCAGGTGATTCACGTTTACACGAAGTATCGACCTGGCCAGGCCCGTGGCATTCCTGAGATTACACCGGCGCTGCCATTGTTTGCGCAGTTACGTCGCTACACTTTAGCAGTCCTCTCGGCTGCTGAGACGGCTGCTGACTTTGCGGGCATTCTCTACACAGATGCTCCACCAGGTGGCGAGGCCATCGAGGCTGAGGAATGGGTACCAGTCGAGCTGGAACGGCGCATGCTGGTGACCATGCCGGCTGGCTGGAAAATGGAACAGCTGCGTGTCGAGCAGCCATCGACAACGTATGGCGACTTCAAGCGTCAGCTACTTTCCGAGATCGCACGCTGTCTCCACATGCCCTATAACGTTGCGGCCTGCGACAGTAGCAGCCATAACTTTTCATCGGGTCGGCTCGACATGACGAGTTACTTCCGCTCCATTGCCATCGAGCAGGCCAATCTTCGCCGCACTGTTCTGGACCGCATCTTTTACACGTGGCTGCGTGAGTATCTGTTGGCCAATGCTCTGCCGCTGTCACTGGAAAATGAGATTGAGACGGCGTGGTTTTGGGATGGAATGCCAGCAATCGACCCGATGAAGGAAGCCAATGCAGTTGAGACTCGACTGCGCATTGGTGTGACCACGCTGGCGCAGGAGTATGCAGCGCAGGGCCTGGACTGGGAAGAGGCATTGCGCCAGCGTGCGCGCGAAGTCGAGTTGATGCGTGAGTTGGGCCTGTCGCTGACAACGGAGGGTCAACCGAAACAGACTTCCATTCCTGAAGACGAAAGGGAGGGCGTAGAAGATGGAAAGATGCCGGCTGACATCTGAGGACTTGCGCATTCGCTTCGCTTCACCGGAAGACGAAGAAAAAGAGGACGAAGAAGAAGAGGAGACTGTCGATGCTCAAGAAGACGAAGAAGACGACAACGAAGACGAAGAAGTCGATGCTCAAGGCGAAGAAGAGACCGACGATGAAGAAGACGAAGAAGATGTCGGTGCTCAAAGCGAAGACGAAAGCAGTGACGAAGAAGATGATGATGAAGAAGATGTCTCGGCCCAGGACGAAGAGGACACCGACGACGAAGACGAAGAGCCAAAGCAAGCTGCAGGCGGTATGCCACGATTCCGTGTGCTTGCCTACACCGGGGGCAAAATTCGAGTCTCTGGCTGGCAGCATCCTGTAGTCGTGGACCTGGCTGGACTGGAGATTCCGAGCCAACGAATTCCAGTACGGTTCAATCACGATCCAGCCAGTGGCATCGGGCACACTACCAAGATCGCAGTTGTGAAGTCGGCGCTGGTCGCTGAAGGCGTGATTTCGCGCTCGACTGCTGCTGCGATGGAAGTGATCGAGTCGGCGAAAAAAGGATTCCCCTGGCAGGCGTCAGTCGGCCTGTCGGTTGAGGAGTACGAAGAGGTTGACGAAGACGAAGAGGTCGAGGTCAATGGATCGAAGTTTACAGGACCGCTGATTGTCATTTCGCGATCGATCCTAGACGAGATCAGTTTTGTGGACCTGGGTGCGGATCGAAACACCACGGTTTCAGTGGCTGCGAAAAGGAGAATTACGATGACAACGAATGGTCATGCTAGTGGCAAAAACGCCACATCGGCGCGCGCAATTATCGCACGCGCGAAAGCAGAACGGCGACGCTTGGCTGCGATTCGCGCTCTCATTGAGGAGGCAGCGTCGAGTCGTTATGTGGACATCGAGTTACTTGAACGCATCGCTGCACGTGCTGAAGACGAAGGTTGGGATGTACAGCGGACCGAGCTGGAGATTCTGCGGGCAACACGGCCACGTGTCAGGGAGATTGGCCAACGACAAAAGACTTACACGCCAGCAGTGATTGAGGCGGCGTTGTGTCTGTCCTGTGGCATTCCTGATGATCGACTTGCTAAGGATCGTGACTACGGTGAAAAGGTGGTTGAGCAGGCCTGGCCACTGAGACGCCGCGGCTTACTCGGCATGCTCTCGCTGGCTTTGGAGGCTGCGGGCGTGCGTGTGCCCTCCACCCCCAACGAGCTGTACGACACCATCGTGCAGATGCAACGGACGCCCAACCTGCAAGCGGCTGGCTTTTCCTCGATCAACCTGCCTGGCATCCTCGGTAACGTCGCCAACAAGATACTGCTGGAGGCGTTTACTGAGCAGCCGGTCACCTACGATCAGATCGCAGCAATCGAGGACTTCTCAAACTTCCACGTCCACAATATCTATCGCCTGGACGCTACGGGATCGTTTGTGCGTGTGCCACACGACGGTGAATTACCGCATGGCCAGCTGGTTGAGTCGGCCTACACGAACAAACTGGACACCTATGGCATGATGTTGACGATCACACGTCAACAGATTGTCAACGATGATCTTGGTGCGTTCAAGTCGCTGATCGCTCAGTTGGGCCGACGCGCTCGCATCGCACTGGAGCGTGCTTTGTACAACGTTGTGATGGAGCCGACCGATAACTTTTACAGCGCAGCGAATGGCAACCGGTTGACATCGGCGCCGTTGGGAATCGACTCGATTGGTCGTGCTCGCGCAGCGCTCTCCAAGATGCTGGATGCTAATGGTGATCCGCTGGCCATCGAGGGTCAGTACTTACTGGTGCCGCCTGAGTTGGAGCCGCTGGCGTTGCAAATTTACACATCGATGACGTTGAACGAAACGACTGATGTCAACAAGCCGAAGCCGGTCAACAACCCGTATGTGAATCGTTACAAGCCGATTTCGTCTCCATTCCTGTCCAGTGGCTCAGGACAGGGCCAGTCGCCGACGACTTGGTATATGATCGCCAATCCGTCGCAAGTGCCAGCGTTCCAAGTTGCATTCCTGGAGGGGCGACGCGCACCGACCATTGAGACTGCAGACACGGAATTCCGCACACTGGGACTGTCGATGCGGGCGTATTGGGACTTTGGTGTCGCACGCATTGATCCACGTGGCGCCATCAAGGCGACAGCGTAATGTCGAGGAGGTGACAACATGAAAGCAGTTTACGTTGGTGTTGGCGACTCGATTCCTTATGTTCCCAGCAGCGATGTGCCGGCTGGTGAGGTTGTCTCGTTTGCTGGTGATCGTGTGTACGGAGTCACACGCAGTCCTATCCTGGCTGGCGAGTTGGGATCGCTGGCAACGGTGGGCGTTTTCGACCTGGCCAAAGGCAACGATAGTTTCGTAGTCGGTGACGAGGTGTATTGGGACAAGACCAACAAAGTTGCAGTCAAGACTGCTGGAGCCAATCGTTTCCGAATTGGCCTGTGCTATCGTGATGCGGCTGCAACGGATGCGCGTGTGCGAACGAAAATAGGCTGACATGCCATCGTATCATGAGTCGATCGCATGGTTCCACACAACCCTGCGCGATAAAGTTACGCGCAGGGTTGTGTGGATACGCAATGGCAACGCCTGGGAAGTTAGGGCGGTGCCAGTCGATGGGAATTGGCGCAATTCCTATGCGACTGGCACAGTCCTGTATGCGCAATCGACCAATCGCCAGTGGCTGGTATGGGCAGAAGACCTGCCAGTGGTGCCACAAAGAGGTGATCGCATCATCGAAAATGTGCGTGGCGTCAATGTGATCCACGAGGTTTTGTCTGGTGATGGTGAGCCGGACTGGTCGTGGGCGGATTACGAGCACAAGTTTCTGGTAGTCCGCACTCGCATGATCGAAAGTAGCTAGGCAGACACGATGGGCGCAATTACTGACTTGGCTCGACATGTGACGAACGAATTGGCTGGCGCTAGTCTGCCGCTGAGCGCTGAAGTTGGCCTGGACTACCACCCGGTCATCGATGTAACTGACAACCGGCTGCTTGTCTCAGTAGTGCCGCGCGAGGTGCGAGATCAGAGCGAATCGAGGGATCGTAAGTCGCTCTACATTACGCTGGAGATCGTGATCAGGAAAAAGCTGACTGACGATGTGCAAGTTGGGATTATGATCGACTATGTCGAGGCGTTGATACGCGAATTACAGGAGATGGGACTGCCAAGCGGCTATCTTGGTTTGGGTGTTGCTGCATCGCCGTTGTACTTCCACGAGTATCTGGACACGCATAGGCTTTTTGTGAGCACGGTTAGCTGCGAGTATGTTTACTTGGTGTAGTGGTCATGCTTTCAGTGTTACTTTCGTTAGCTAAGAGCAGTTTTTTTGACCGTTCCAAGGTTATGCGTGCGGTGGAGCGTGGGCGTCGCAAAGCGCTGTCACGCTATGGGGCGTATGTGCGCAAGATCGCCCAGAACAGCATGAAGCGACGTAAAGGAGTAGCGCCGCCAGGCATGCCGCCATATGCTCACACGGGCTTACTCAAGCGGCATATTTACTTCACCTATGATGCGACCAAGCAAAGCGTGGTGATCGGGCCAATCCTAATCAAGGCGGGATCGATTGTGCCGTCGCTCTTAGAGTACAGTGGGACCGTTGGGAAAAAGGTTTATGAGGCTCGGCCTTACATGCGACCTGCTCATCGTCAGGGCCTGGCCAAACTGAGGGACTTCCTAAAAGACTTCGTGACAGGGGGGTAACACTATGGCCACACGACGCGGAATGGACGCAAAGTTGTTTGTCGAAATGGCCGATAATGACTTTCAAGAGGTTACGACGGTCCGCAATGTTACTTTGGCGACTGAAGACGCAGAAGCGGACGCGACAGCGCGTGGTAATCTGGGCTGGCGTGTGATGATACAGACGCTCCGATCGCTTTCGGTCGAGGTGGAGACGATCTGGGACACTGAATCAACGCAGTTGATGAAGTTGGTCAAGGCACATCGCGACCGCGTTCCGGTTCGTGTTCGTGTTTTAGATGCCACTGGTGGCGCTGGAGTCGAGTTTTTGGCGGTAGTGACTTCTATCCGAAGGCAGGAACCGCTTGAGGAAGTTGTCACTGCAACGCTGACGTTGAAGCCTGCGCCGGCTCCAACGGTGCCACAGTGGGTGGGATTGCCTGACTAACGAGTGAGGAACGGCAATGCGCACGGTTACCGACTCATTGGGGCGTGTTTGGACGATCAAATTGGACTGCAAAAGAGCACTAACGATTCGCACAACGTGCGGAGTTGACCTGCTTTCGTTCAAAAACGTTGACAAACTGTTCACAACGCTGCTTGAGGACTTCTCAGTCGCGCTCAGAGTCGCTTGGGAAATGCTGGAATCGGTGGAAAAACGGCCAGAATTCGAGGAGTTTTCGACTTTTTTCCGTGGTGACAGCCTAGAGACACTCATCGAGGCCGTTTTCCAGGAGTGTATCGATTTTTTCCCGTTCGAGAAGATGCGGAAAGCGTTGCGCGCTGGTTGGGAGCGCAGCCGAAACGAGCTGGAGAAGGCGTTTCAAGCGATCGAGGAGAAGTTTCAGAACGAGCCGCTACCGACTACGAGCGGCTAATCTTTGTTTACGCGGGTATTTTGGGCGTCGAGCCGTGGAGTTTTACGCTGCGCCAGCTGTTCATGATGGTGCAGGCCCGCCTGATTTCGGACTGGAACATGTTCTCGGCGCTCATGTCGCTGATCGCAAATTGTCATCGAGATAAACGCCACACTCCCGAATTTACGCCGGATCATTTTCATCCTCTAGTGCAGTCCAGAGTCGAGTCTGAGAAGATCACGGTGCGTGAGTTTTACGAGTTGCTGACACGAGGTGGTCATGGCGAGCGCAGGGGAGATTAGAGCTGGCAGGGCGTTTGTTGAGTTGGCGCTGCGTGATAACAAATTCACGCAGGCGCTGCAAGCCATATCGCAGAAACTGGCCAATTTTTCGCAGTCGCTGCTTCGTATCAGCGCACAAGTCGGTGCAGTTGGCCTGGGTCTGGCTGGTGCGTTTGGCAAAGCGTTGTCATCGTTTGCATCGACTGGCAACGAGCTGCAAAAAATGTCGGAACGCACAGGCCTGTCGGTGAAGTTACTGAGCGAGCTGGCCTATGCAGGAAAAATTGCTGGCTTCGAGTTGGGCGTTGTTGAAGATGCCGCGAAGAACATGCGAGAGGCGCTCTCGCAGAAAAATGTCGGCGAGCGTGTGCTTATGGCCGACATGACGCAGCAATTCGAGGCTGTTCTCAGATACTTGGCATCGATTGAAGACTCGACCAAGCGCACGGAAGCTGCGATTGAGATATTTGGCAGGACTGCTGGACCTGTCCTGGCCACCTACTTGAACAGTGGTGCACGTGGCATTGAGGCGCTGCGTAAGGAGGGACAAGCGCTTGGTGTCACGTGGACAGACGAGCAAGCGAAGTTAGCAGCAAAAACTACTCAGGCCTGGACGCAGATTCGAGAAGTGATCGGTTCAGTTAGCGATGTCATAGGTGAGACAGTGGCACCGGTTTTCCAGATGGTCGCTGACAGTTTAGTGCCAGCGATTGTGAATCTACGAGCATTTGTGGACCGCAATCGAGAATTGATCGTGATGATCGTGGGTGTTACGGCTGGCCTGATCGCTTTCTCAGCAGTGGTCGCTGGTGTGGGCATTGCGCTGTTTGGGGTCGTGGCCACGATCAAGGCGGTCTTGGCTGTGCTGTCGCTTTTGACGGCAGCAATTACTGCGCTCTTGTCTCCGATCGGGTTGCTGGTAGCGGCCACAGGTGGACTCATTGCAATCTGGGCGACGCAGACAGAGACAGGTCGCAAGATGTCGGAGGACTTGACGCAGTCGTTCCAGCAGATCAAAAACGAATTCATGGACGCATGGGATGCCATTGTCTTGTCGGTCAAGTCGGGTGACCTGGAGAGCGCATTCGAGATACTCGGTAATGCGGTAGATCGCCTGTGGCGTGGCATCATTGTGGGGCTGCGCGAGAAGTGGAACGAGTTTGTGGACTGGATTGTGAATTCGCTCAGACGCAATCCCTGGATATTGCCGCTTGTTGGTGCAGTGGCTGGCGGCATGATTGCGGGGCCATGGGGCGCACTGGCTGGTGGACTCATTGGCCTGGGCGGTCAGCTGGGACTCGAGCTGTTTCACGAAGACATCAAAGACGCGCTGAAGGTGGACCTGACGGAGGCGAATCAGAAGTTGATCGAGTCGCAGGAGCGACTGCGCCAGTCGATTGAAAAGGCGAATCAAAAGCACAGAGCTGCTCCACCGCCGCCGGTAGTGCCACCGCAAGCCAGCAGCCAGATGAAGCCAGACGAGCTGAAACAGTATCTGACAAGCGCGCGCGGGCTTTTCGTGGCCACACGTGCGATGGCGCAACTTTACTATGACACGAAGCGCGAGGAGACGAATAGCTTACTTAGGAATATCCTGGATGAGGTGCGGCGAGTCAAGCAGCAGGTAGAAAATGGCATGAGGGTGGACTGATATGCCGGTGACATTGGTCGAAATGGCGGATTCTCGTCAGGTGTCGGTGAGCACTGAGGACGCGAAAATTACGTTTCGCTTTCTCGCCCTAGGATCGATGGATGAGGGCGAGATACTGGCGGCGACGTATGCTCAGACGCCGCCGGTGTATCAGGGACTCATACGCTCGGAAGTCAATGTCGAGCCATTCGAGAAAACCGATGGTGTCTGGAATGTCACGGTGACGTATAAGCCGACCAGTCGATCAGGGACTGACACGCCAGTGGGTGAGCAGCCTAGTCCACCACGTGGTGGTGGTGGTGCGGGCCAGTTGGTTGGGCCATCATTTTCAGTCGATCTGGTCGGTGACACAGTCAAGATCACGCAGTCGATTCGCACGACTGGAAACGTGGCGCCTGGTGGAGTACTGTTTGGCGTGAATTTGCGCGTCGTGGGGCAGAATATAGTTTTGCCAGATGCGATCGTCAATCTAGCGATGGTTGGTGCCACGATCTTTGTGGTCGGTGGCCCGCCCCAGTGGCGCTATGGTGGATATATGATCACGGCTGTCGATGTGAACAACAATACCCTGACACTCGATGCTATGCCGGCGCCGGTGGGGACAGCGAACGGCGTATGGCAGATGCCCACACCTGGACCGAATTATCGCAGAGCGATTGGCGTGACCGAAAATAGTGTCGAAGGTTGCGATGTTTATGTACCGCGCTTCGAGTGGTCAGTGACGTATCAGGTGAACGCGTTGTCGTGGGACTATCTGATGACGGTGTGGCGCCTAGTTGGTCGCAAAAATAGAGATCGCTTTTACGGGGCCAATCCTGGCGAAGTGCTCTACTTGGGCATGAATGGATCGTACTCAGTGAGCGATCGCTGGTCGATCACGCATAAGTTTAGTGTGATTCCGAACGAGCTGAACGTGAAGGTGTCGGACGAGATCGTGATTCCGCTCAAAAGAGGTTGGGACTATCTTTGGGTACGATATAAGAGGATTGTAGAGGGTAACACGGTGATGCACGTGCCGGCGGTTGCTTATACTGAGGAAGTGATTCCGGATGGCGACTTTGCGCTGCTTGGGATAGGAAGCTGACCATGGCTGATGACTATCGCAAGTTGTTTCCTGGTGATCCGGTTGGCCGCGTGTTGTCAGCGAATCGGATCAACATGATGATCGATGCGTCCAAGTTTGCGCGCATGCTGCATCGTGTTGAGCACGGTGCAAGAGGACTGACGTTTGAGGAACCGCTGCCTGCTTTGACCGTTTACGCAACAGGATTGGCCACAAATATCGGTGCTGTGATTGGCCTGACCGCGCCGCAAGGTTGGAGGGGACCGGTTGAGGAATGGATTGCAGATGCACAGAGGACGCCGATTTTTTTGGCGTCCTCACCTGCCCGTGGTCAGCCGTTTGGCATTGCAGTCGATCCGTCGAACGACTTGAACGAAGTGTTCCGAGTCGCTGTGTCTGGACTGGCGTTTACGTTTGTGAGGCGACCGGCTGACGACATGGACCTGTACGAATATGCAGACGTGATTGACAATGAATACGGTGGCTTGCAGTCGGTGCCGAATGGACCGGCGCGCGTGATTGCGTCGAGGCCACATTCAGGACTTTGGCATCTGGCGCTAGTGCAGTTGGACGCGCGCGACCGACAGGAGATTGTATTGGTGACAAGCGGTGGCCAGTCAGGTGAAGGTGGCGGTTCAAGTGGACTTCATCGTGGATATGTGCAGCGATATAGCAATGGCGTGTGGACGAATGCCTTCGAGTGTTATGTCTTGGACTTGAACGGCTAACATGGCGCTACAACCTGGCAGATACATTGGGCATTTTCTCGGTTTAGCCAGTGATGGTAAGCCGATATACGCAGTGTATTGCTGTGTGTCGGACGTTCAGCCGGATTCTGACTTACCGAGTTTTGTATCGGTTTCTGATTCGACATTGGATTCAGGATCGTGGGGCAGTTACCCGCAGTCGAGTTACCCTGATTCGGGTGGAAGCGTCCCAGGAGGTGGAGGAGGTGGTGGTATCCCGTGTGGTGATTGCCTGGCTCGCCTGTGCGTAGTGCGTGATGAGGCAGGCCGCATCGTGGACATCTATTACTACACGGACAGCGGCGATTACGTACGCGTACCCGACTGCAGTTATTACGGATCAGAACCGTCCAGTGCTAGCGAACCGTCTAGCGACGGTGGTGGTGGAGGTGGCGGAGGCGGTGGTAGTGGCGAGACATGCTGTCCACCACCTGGTAGCCAATACATCGTCGATTACAATCTTACCATAAATGGGAATACGTATAGTGGTTCAGTCCAAGGCTTTTGGTTTGGAAATGTATTTTATGCTTACGTTACACACAACAGTCCGTTGTGTCCTTTCGGTTTGAATATAAACTTTTCGCTTACTT